TTGGATTGAGTGGTTTTTCTTTTCTGATGTAATGTTGAGTGGTACGTGCAGAAGTATGGCCAAGTTGTTTTCTTGCTCGTTCATCATCAATCATTAATGAAAGGTCTGTTGCTGCTTTCGCGCGAAGATCTCTCAGTTGCACTTGGTTGATCTCTTCGGCTAGCTCTTTATATTTTCTTGATGCCGCATTACGGGTGTCTTTGAAATAATCTGTAAGCGATCTCCGCTCTAGTTTTCGCCCCCATTTATTCGTAAACAGAAACTGATTTTCTTCAGTGATCCTCTTGTCGATAATCTCTTTTAGTTTACCTATAACTTTAATAGCAACACGTTTACCTGTTTTTTGCTGTGTAATATGCAGTAAATCGTTGTAAATATGAGAACTATGGATTTTAACCACGTCTATTGGACGTTGTCCGGTTAAATACATCACATCCATAATATCCTTCATATCCCCTGTGGCGCAGTCGTAGATTTTATCTAGAATATAATCTTCAATGTACACATCACGATAATTCACTTTGAATTTTTTAACCCCTGTAGATGGGCTGATCTTTTCAGTGTAACCCCATTCCCTCGCCATGCTCCAAATGTGGCCAAATAACCCAACTTCGATATTTGCGGTTGGTTTAACGTCTTTTCTCCAATCTAAATATTCACGAATGTGTATAGGCTCTATTTCATCAAGGGTAAACGGTGGATCTTGGAAGTATTGGCGTAATTTCTTTATAGCCTGAATGTTTGAGTTTCTAGTATTCTTCGCTTTTTTAAGCGGCACAACTTCTTTTTCATATCGCTCAAGCACTTCAATAAAAAGGATATTATCTTTTTTCGTCAGATACTGCATATTCAGCTTTGCCGCTTCCAGAATAGCAATGTGCTTATCTTTTCCTAAAGCAACTTCTTTTTTATCGGCCATCGTGTAGTAGTAATAAACCACGATTGAGCCATCCGCTCTTTTTCGATTCCGACACACTAAACCTTGTGGCAATCCTTGATTAATTCGTTTTCTTGGACGTGCCATAATATCCCCCTTACTAACTTAATACTGCAGACCGCCTTCTTTCCTTTATTTGGGTCACCTGCTGCACTTTCTCACCCTTCAAAATCTTGTCACCGTCAGATCGTAACACAAGTGGGAACTTTCTATTTCCTTTTGGATGAAGAAAAGGAATCCCGAATTCATTTAAACTTTTCATCTGATATTTAGGACAAACATATCCAGTTATTAACACTAATAATTCTGGACTGCAGTATTCATCAAAAAATTCTCTTCCCATATTTCCTCCAATAAAAAACCGCCCTTTCGGACGGCTTATTAACAATTAATCTTCTTTATTTCTTTCCGTTAACTTGTACTGACGAAAGAAAGCTTGTGCGGCAAATGCGATTGCAATTCCGGAAAGAACTCCCAAGAAATACATTTTGTTACTCCATTTTATCTAGATAAAACATAATAAAAAGGATGGCTAATGCCACCCCACTTAAAACAACGCCAGCTAACCAACCTGACATTATTGACCAACCTTAACAAATGGCACACTTCCGCTTGGTGTCATGGTTGTCGGCAATACGCCATTCCACTTTTCCGCCGCAGTCAGTTCCACAAGTTGACGGTTTTCTTTCAGCGCTTCACCTTTTGCTCGGATAGCGGCGGCTTCCGCTTCACCGGCTAACCGTACTTTTTCCGCATCAGCTTTGGCTTGAATCACTTCGGCGTCGGCTTTTGCTTGGGCATCAACGCGGGCGATTTCGGCTTTTTTCTGCTGAATAATCAAATTGCGCTCTTCGGTTTGAATTGCGACGTTCTTTTGAACACTTTCTTCCACACGTTTTTCATATTCTTTGTTGAAGTTGATCACGCTTTGAACCGCAGTAATTTCAATAGGATAACCTTTCACTGCCTCTCGGATTTGCGCCGTAATATCGTTGGTTAATTGCGCCCGATTTTCCAACGCCAACTGCGCGGAATAGCGTGAAAACACAATTTCCAACGCTTGACGACTACGTGGCTCAAGAAGTTGATTGATCATGTTATCTGTATTGCGGTAGTTTTTGTAAACTGCCACTGGGTCGGTTAATTTGAACGTGATGGTTAGTGCCGTGGTGACGGTTTGTGTGTCTCGGGTATAAGCGGAAATGCCAGAGGTAATATCGCCAACGTCATCGAATTTTCCAATAGTGACCTTTTGCTCACGCGTGCTAAATACAACATCATCTTCAAGCCAACTGCGCCAGTGTAACCCTGCCGATTTCGTTTCTTGAATTTCGCCATAACGGGTCACTAAGCCAATTTCCCCTTCATCAACCGAAAATGGTGAGCAGGCGGATAATGACGCGGCGATAGCGCTTGCGGCCACAACATGAATGATTGATTTTTTCATTTTTTCTTTTTCCTCTTTGTTGTTGATAGAAATAAAAAACCGCACAAAAGTGCGGTCTAAATTAATCGTCTAAAGCGTTTGCCATGGCATCTAGCCATGCTTGGGCGTCAGATTTAGTGCGAAAACACCGACCTGCGGTTGAGTGATGGATGCAAAACTCACTATCATCAAATTCTAACTCGTCTATATCAAAACCAAAAAATAGTCCTACTACTCTAATGAAAAAGTATTTTTCGCCAACTTTCGGCTTAAACGGCTTCGGTAGCGTAACGGTGATTGTGTTGGACTTTGGAGATGGTTCCGCGGTATCTTCTCGACAAATTTCTGGTTTCCCAAAATCTTCGCGCCACATGATATATGTATTACGCTCATCGCCAAGTAAATAACTACCGCCTCTAGCTTTTCCGATAACGGGATATTCAAATCCGTCATTAAGTCTAACTCTCAACCCCTCCTGATAAGCCTTTTCCAAGGCCTGTTCGGATGTTAGTTCGGGCTCTTCATACATTCCCACGATATGATAATTATCGGATGAGCAATTCTTTCCGTCATCGCTCCAATGTGTCAGCATATTATTGTTTTTGTTAAATATGATTAACCCTACAAGAGGGGTGTCATCATCAAAGCCAAACTCTCTAACATCTTTAAAAATATAGATGATTTTTCCATTTTTGCTTACACACGGCTTGCCGGCTAAGGCTTCTCGTAAATTAAACGGTTTCATAAGTTCTCCTTAAAAAAAGACCGCACTTTGGCGGTCGTTGGTTATTCTGTTGGTGGTGGAGGGAGTGGTTGCCAGTGGGTAACAAAATCATAAGGTATATTTATATCGGTAAAATAATATCCTTTTTCGCATTTGTCGTCATAGCGTAACCATGCCGCCCTTACATCATCCGGTGGGGTAAAAACAATTACACTTTCGTACTCGCCCGGCAATCTCTCACTACACTTAATCCAGTCGTCATCTTTCGGATAATCTACAATTTTTGGTTTTTCAAGGACGTAATCAAAATCGGAACAACGCTCATCTTTCTCCTCTTCGGTTAACTTTTTTTTCTTGCATTCTGCCTTACCTAAAACCACACCATAAACGGCATACGGTAAATCATTAACCTCATAATTTTCGTAGTCGTCCATGTCATCTGCAAATTCACGAGCCTCGGCAGCGCCAGCCAAACAAGTCTCTCTTGCTTGCTCTAATGTTTCACACAAATTAATAATGTGAATATCGTTTGATATATCCACTGAAAAATATTTGGTCATTTTTTATCATCTCCTATATAACTAGCACCTTTAACAAACAACATCCAATGTGTATTATTCAGGCGCCCAGATTTGTGTCCAATTATTGGATTTATGCCGATAACTTTTAAAATCTCACTTACTGTTATTTGCGTTTCATTCCACTTGAAAATAAGGGTGCCGAAATCATCAAGCACCCTCATACACTCATCAAAACCTTTTTTAAGCTGCGTTCGCCAATCCTCGTCAAGTCGCCCGTATTTTTTGACCAACCAAGATTTGTCACCACCTTTTATTAAGTGAGGTGGATCAAAAATCACGCACTTAAATGATTTGTCCGGGTACGGCATATCTGTAAAATCATGGATTACATCAGGCGATACTTCTAAATGTCTAATTTTGTCATGATCCTTAAAACTTAGTTTTTGTTTTCTTATATCTGCAAAAAGCACATTCGGATTATGCTTGTCAAAGTAAAACATTCTTCCGCCACAGCAAGCATCTAGAATTGGTTTCATTTTTTACTCCCCAAAAGTGCGGTCGTTTTTTTACTTAGCGGTCATGACATCAACAACGGGTAATTCATTAACCGAACCGCCAGATTGGATTGAGTGAATAATTCGTTCCGGTGTTTCTTTTACAAAGATAGTGCCATCTTCAAATTGAATAGCTGTGTCATTTTCATCTTTAGTGATGGTTTGAATTTGTTCTACGTTGATGAAAATATCTGATTCATCCGTATTAGTTAGTTTGATAAATTTAGCCATGTGGTTCTCCTACATTTGTGCAGCTCGATTTAATCGGGCCATTGTTTGTTGGTGGATATAAATTTGAGTTTCAAATTCACGAAGTGCGGTCAATTTTGGAATTAATTTTTCGTCATTAATTAATGCGTGGTAGCCATCAATCAGACTTTGAATGCGTTTTTTACCGATTCCTTTGCAGTGTTGATATTTCTCTAATCCAACTAATCGCATATCGGCAAAATCATTACAGCCATTTTTACGAAGAATCGTCCAAGTTGCTTTATCTGTGTAAGCTGTTGGATCTATTTCACGTAATGCGGCCATTCCTTCTTCACGCAATGCTTTAATCTCAAATGGTGTTTTGAGCGTTGTTTCAACTTTCTTCCAGGTTAAAAGTTTTTTGATGTAATCATCTGTAAACTCTTTTTTCTCTGGTGAAGCAATAAGGAAAGGGGAGAGCACATGCTCTTCGTTTACATCGTTTAAAATGGCATTGATATTGTCATTGACATAATCAGTCATTTCAGGTGCGGTGAATGCAAATTGATTAGCAAGAGATTGATATTCAAATTTTATATAACCTCTTCCAAGTTGATCACGGCAAATAACACCGAAAACAAACGACCATGGTCGAGATTTGTTATACATCAGTTCAAAATCTTGTTCAGTGGCCGTTGTTCTATCCTGTGGAATGTTATTTTTTATCCATTCTGTGCCGTCGTTTCCTAATCCAATAACTGAAAGCACAAGAGAGTTGCGACATATTCTGTCGCTCTGCCGTTTAATGTTGGCATTTTTATCGTGCTTTTTACGCGGTTTCTTACTTGTCGCCATAGTTTAAAATCTCAGTTAAGTGTTTAAATTGGGCAAGATATGCTGATTCAGCTTGATGTGGTTGCCAAAAAACAATTGCGATATTTGCCGGAGAGACACCTTTCAATTGTGGCCACTCTACAGATGCTGGTGGAAGTAACTGTTCTTTTTCCGTTGCAAGCATAGATAAATCCATAGATTTAATTGCTGGTAATTTTTTATACTCAACATTAAAACGCTGGTGGATTGCTAAATTAAAGCGATCTTCAATATTGCGATAAGGCTCACTTAGCAAATGTTTGAGCGGAGTCGGAATATCTTTCAAGTATGCTTCTGCCGCATCGTGCAGTAGGAAAAGAAATGCAAGCTCAGGCAATCCCATTTCTTCAAAAATGTAGCTACCAAGTACACAATGCTGAGCTACGCTATAAGGTTCAGCAGTTTGACCAATAAAGCGGTTTTCAAAACTAAGGTTATGCGCAATATCACGAATATCAATTTCGTTAGGATCCGGTTTGATGTAGTCAATGGTATGGCCATAATAGGTATTAATGAGGTACATAGATTTTTCTCGTTTTAAGTTTCACTTCTTCTTGGTGCATTTTTTGACACCATTCCGCACGGCTCATGCACCAGTGCTTATTTATCTCTTTTCCGGTTAGCTTTGATGCTTTTTTCCAAAGCACATAAGCGGATTGATAATTTTTCTTGCGCTCTTCTTTGGCGGCAAGTTCGCTGTTGGTTTTAAAAGGTAGTTTCATTTCAATTCCTTATTAATTTCAGCTTGTTTAATAGATACGTAAGCACGAGCCTGTTTTTCGCCTTCTTCGGTTAAATTCTTTTGATACTCACCGTTTTCAGCAATCCACTGCACTCTCGCTCTTTCACGTTCTAGTGCTGTTGGCTCGCTTGCAAAACAATAGGAGATTCCGCCAATCAGGAAGGTGATAAAAATCGCACAGGCAAGCTTTGCTAAAGGGCGTGTAATTTCTGCGAATGTATCAGTAAATTTTTCCATTTTTTGTTTCCTTTTTAATCAATTTAGTGAATTTAGGGTGTAAAAATCCGCCACACGGTAAAGTGCGGTCGGATTTTTCGTTGTTTTAAAAGTCGATTTTGACTGCTTTTGGATTAAAGGCTCGCAAGTGTTTTAATACACGCCAGTTTGTCGTAGGGTCAATCTCAAACTCTTTGGTAATGCGGTTTAAGATTCGGTTTGTTGAGCGTAGTACGCTTAAATATTCGTAAGCCTGTCCGTAGATTTGCCCGCTCATGTTCGAGCCTAAAACGTTGAAGGCCTTTTCGATATGTTGGAAAGTGCCTATGCCACGTTTGAAAGCGAACCATAACCAAGCAAGCTCTTGAAGTTCATACTCGGTAAATTCAAAGGTGAATTTCTTTTCAGGCTCAGGTAGCGCAAGTTGTTGTGGTTGAAGTTGATATTTTCCTGTCTTTCTGATTGCCGGTAAAACTTCTGAAGTTATCCAACGTTTTACTTTTTTGGCTTGCTCTAATTTTGAACTCAAGACTAATGAATACATTCCGCTTTCATTCACGAAGATAACTTGAGCACGTTTATTGATAGTATTCACGATCTCACGTTTCGTTAGGTCGTCAGGATCTACGTGATCTTTAATCGCTTTATGTGGATTTTTATATTGCAACAATTCTGCAAGCTGAGTTGCTCTAAAAAAGATTTCATTGTTTTCTACAATGGTTTGAATAGGAGTGTTTTCAAAATTGAAAATTGTAAGGGCTGACATTTTGTAATCCTTTGAGTCTATTTGTATCAAACAAGCCATTTTTGAGAATGGCGTCGGGAGGCTCAAAAACCCTACTCAAAGGCAAAGGGCTGGACGTATTTCCTTGCGGTATTCTATTAGTCGCCCTCCCGACATAGTCAGGATTACGGATATAAAAAAATCGCCTGTTGGCGACTAGTAAATCTATCCGCCTTTGAGTTTTAGGTTTTGAGACCTTGAGGCGAATAGTATTTTAGTTTTTTGTGGTTGTCAATATCGGGGATCAACTTACTTCTTAACAGCCCCGATGAAAGTCGCGGTTAGCTCTTTCTATTTGCTGTCTCCAGTATGGGTTTATTTCCCTTTCGAGTATTGTATTACACCTATCTCTCCCCGATGAAAAAATCTTATCCGTTGATGGCGGTTTTTGTCAAATTAAATTGTAAAAGTTTTCATTACAAGCTGTTTATAGGCTTCAACAGCATAAGCAAAGCGATTATCATCATCTAGATTAACGGTAACCTTAAATAATCCGTCATCAAAATCTATAAAGCGCAAGATGAGGGTATTTTGTTTTAATGTAAATTCAATACGAATAAATACGCTTTGTTTTGGATAGGTATTTGGTGATCTTTCAAGGGTGAGGGAAATACCAGCTTCAGCTATTGGGTCACCTTGTTCATCAAACATTATAGGTAACTCCATTACATGAATGTGTTGATGTTCGTCACTGTCTAATTCCAGCAATTTGACATAAGGCACGGTAGTGGAAACTTCGTTAATCGTTGCGTTGTAATATTTATCACTTAGCCCTAAGTTTTGGCTTATTGCTTGGCAAAATTCGCTGATAAGTTGACGCAAATTATTACGGCGTTTATTGAGTTCGTCATTATACTTTTGTTGTTGGTCGCAGAGTTGTTGGTAGGTTATCATGGTGTTCTCCTGTGAATTTGGGGTACAAAAAAAGCCACTTAATTGTAGTTACCGACTTTCTGTTGAAAGTAAAATTTGTTTAAAAATCAAATGTTATATTAACTAATATAAACTGGATATACTATATAATTTGTCCCGAGCTTGGTATGTACATTACCTTTATTTACATAAATTTCATGAGCAACATCGTTTTCAGATAAAATTACATACCTATTAATTGTACGTTTTTCAATATATTGTTTTAGTGCTTCTTCATCCTTAAAAATTACATCCTCTGAAATTTCTATAAAATCTGTTAGTAAGTCGAAGCTATTAAAGCATACAAATAACCTGTTTCTTTTCATTTTAACTCCTTTTTTAATAAATTATATATTTTGTTTTTGGGCATATTGAACAAAGTGTAAAACTAGTGATGTTTCTACTTGAAAGCGGCTTTAGCTGGTGGTTCCAAGAATCATTAAGGTGCCTTTCTTTATGCTTGTAAGGCTCAAGCCCTTATTGTCACCACAACACATAAGGAATATAATTTTCATAACCACAACACAATAAGGATTAAGTTATGGCAAACCTCATTATTACTTATGACTTAAGAAATCAACGCGACTACAAAACATTAATTGATGCAATTAAATCCTACGGAACTTATGTGAAGCTATTTGAATCGGTTTGGTATATTCATTCAAGAACACATACGGCCAAGCAATGTCGGGATTATTTGCTTCAATTTATAGATAATGATGATCGTCTTGGCGTGTTTGATTGCTCAAATAATGACTTTGCAACTATGAGAGCGTTAAATAAAATTAGTGACCTATGGTCTAACTAACATGTAAACTTCACCTGTTTTATTATCAATTAGCTTTTCTTTGATTTGAGCATCACTAAATCGATTGATATAAGAAATTGCTTGGCATGCTCGCTCCTCTAAACCTGGATGATAAGCGCCGTTTTCAATCGCTTTCAAAATAGACGCGCGAATATGTTCTTTTTGAATTTCTGTTATAGTGTTACTGGCAACACTGCCAGCCTCGGAATAGCGTTTCTCTTCCATTTTTAACCTCATTTGTTTTATGTTTGCCATTTCAAAGCATAAGTTTTAAGCCCTCATGCTCAGCTAATCGTAAGATGTTAAAAGCAAATCAGGGAAAGTGACTATTTCTTCTAACAATTCTTTAATGGTTTTTTCTATTGCAATAGAGCTTGAGTCTTCCTTGACTGGGTATTTTTGGTTTAAATCAACCTGTCCATAAAGGTTATCTCTTAAAATTTCCTCGCGCTCTTTTTCGGAATAAAACACATGAAGAATTTCTTCTAAGGAGTTTCCAGCATAAATTTCTGTTTCCTCTCCAACCCAGTAAACAGACTGCATAGCTCGGATATCTTCAATTGCGCATTTAACACATTCTGACAGCGTGCCATATCTAACCGTAGTAATTAATCCATCGCTCCCTACTACCATTTCATAAGTCCCGAATTCGCCGTCATTACATATTGATGGCTTGTAATGCTCAATAAATTTAACTATCTTTGCTTGCTCAACAAGATACTCATATTCATTTTGAGAGATTGTAATTGTTGGATTTATCATTGCATTGCTCCTTAGTTTCCTTATTGCCATTTCAAAGCACACTTCTCTCTATCATTCGCAACGGTTTCACGTGCCGTTGTGTCTCTGTACTTCAAATGTGCTTTGAGATGGTACCAGGGGTGGGACTCGAACCCACATTGCAACACTTATCTGGTGTTTGCCTTACGAAGTTATAAGCCCCGCTCCTTGACCTCTATTGGCAACCCTGGCATATAGTTTACCGTCTCTCCGGTATGTCACGCCTTTAGCTAACGTTTGCTGTCTGTCTCTTTCCCATTTTTAACCAACTTGAAAACAGACCAAAAGGTGTGGTTCGGTTTACCTGTCTGTTTCCACTTTCGGCAACTGCACCGTTTTTCACTGGCTTCCACTTAGACAGATATTCAAAACACAGTGTTGCTAAGTAGGTTAGGGCTTTCAATCTAACGACCGCCTAGCACCGTTATGCACTGTGATTCTGTAAGATAAATTGTTAAAGAGCGTTGCCTTTCGGCTTGGTTGTAAAACCTTTATTCAAGCCCTCACCGCGAGGGCTTAGTAAAGATTCTTATTGTTTTGTTAGTTGTTCCGCTTTCACCGGGAACCAGTAACTATCACTGTTCAAGTAAACAAATCTTCCGCCTGAAATATCTTCTTTCTTTTCAAACCCGATAACCTCGAATGGCCCAAATTTGATTCCAAAGTCGTTTTTATAAATAACTCGGTCGCCAACTTTTAAATCGCACTCAATCGGTGCGACTGAGTTAAGCTGTTTTTTAAAGTTTTGAAGATTTGTCATTTTTAGGCTCCTTGTTTGTGTATCTCGTTTTGATGGGTGCATTATGTACTTCTAGTTCATTATAGTCAAGAACAAAAAGTACATATTTTGGATAAAATGTACTATTTGTTCATAACAGATTGATTTTCAAATAAATAAATTTTCAAGAAATGTGTTTGATTGCTTATTTTTTAATCAATCGCAAAGTAAAATTTGTGTTTTGATGTGTGTTTTTGTGATTTTTGCGATGCTGATCGCAAGTTTTGGTGGCGATAATTGGTTTAAATTGAGGTTGGTTTATTATGGATCTGCCGATAAGGAGGGCGAATTATGAAAAAAGAGTTTAAAAAATGGCTAATCTCGCTGAATTGCGAATGGATTAATAGCTTAGGGATTAATGAGATAGTGTCGCGCGTAGATGAAGAGTTGAGGATTGTGCGCGCTAATGAGCAAGAGAGGATTGTGCTAGAGGAGTTGATTTCGGAGTTTAAATGTTAATAAAAAACCGCCAGAAGAGGCGGTTTATTGTGGTAGGTATGTCTCCGACATTAGATCAAACCATGTTAGTGCGCGGTTTGGGTGTTTTTTATCGCTTGATTGATGAGATTTGTTAACGGGACAGCATTTGCTAATGTTGAGATAATCTGAATTTCTTCTTCCGCTTTATGTTCGGCAAAAAGTTCATCAGTGCGATTGTCAACAATCACAGTAATATTTCGCCCGTTCAAATCGTTTCCACTGAGCACATCCCCTGTTTTCCGCATAACGGCGCCGACAGCACTTGGAGTAGGGGCGATTGCGAGAATCAGTTGATTATCAAGTTGGAAATCAAATGAATAACTATGCCCAGAAATTCCATGCACTTTTGGGGCACGGATAAGTTGGGCGCTTGGCTTCCATAATCTTAAATAATGCTCAACTTCTTCGGCAAGCTCCATTGTTTCGGCAGGTAGCGCAAGCAGTTCTCTTTCGTAGTGCATGAGCGCACAAAGAGCGGAAACAAAATCGGCAATTGTTGTCGCAGCCTGATCAGGACGACAAAGTACAAAAATTTCACCGTCTTGTTCAAGTTGTACATTGGTTTTAGTGCCGTTAAGTTTTTCCTGAAAGCCACGCCAAGCGCGTTTATTTTCCAATAATCCCATGGCTCGGAAATGAAAAATAGATTCCGCTTCATCGGTAATAAGTAACTTATCGCCGTACGGGAGTATATAAAATGATAACAGTGAATCATCAGACCAGCGATGATATGTCTGCACAGCAATAGCTTCCTCGCCGCTTATCGTTTTCACTTGATAGCAGTTGGAGAATGCTTGTTGCTGTAGCCATTGGCAGTCTAATTTAATCATGTTATTCACTTGGTTGTTTAAGTGGTTCGCCCGTATAGTCTAAATTAATTTTTTCACAAAAGAAAGTAAACCAACTTGTAATATCGTCAAGTTCATATTTGGGAGCGATTTTAACCACCCGTTTCCCTATGTGTTCATGCGTGCCGTAGATTGGCATAATCCCGTTGTGGCTTGTCACCTTATGCTCTGCGGAGGTTTCTAATTGATAGGCTCTCAATTTCTCTTGCTGTTTACGCTTAAATAATGTTAATACCATCTTCCCTGATTCGGCAATTCGCTTGTGATATTTAAACTCAATTTGTATCACAGCGCCAGGAATTGTCCCGCCTAGTTCATCCTCGACAGAATTGGGAACGAAATTGATTGACCGCCAAAGCGTGTTGTTTGACTTTGTCCAATTGAGATCTTTTTGGTAAGCCTTCAATAAAGCAATAAATGCTTCTGCTTCTTTGTTTTCTAAACAAAATTTATGTTCATTCAAGATATTCATTTTTTACTCAAAATTTACCATTACAACCCATTAAACCCACATTCTCACTCCACGCTATAACGTTTCTACACGTTCCCTTGCCACGCCAATAATGCGGATCTCTTGGTTGAGCGAGCTTAATGTTGGAAACATCGGATTAAGCGGAACAAGCTCAAAGTGCGGTATGCCTTCTGGCGTTCTTGTGCCAAGCTCTTTGTATTGTTTAAATGTTGCCTCGTTGTCGCCATTGATTGCAGCCACGAATTTCCCAGGAGTAGGCACAATATCAGGATCGATTAAAACCAGATCGCCCTCGTTGAATCGGGGGAGCATAGATTTACCTTCAATTCGTAGATAAAAGGAATTTTCAGAGGCTATGACAGTGCTTGGGATCATCTCGTAACCGTCAAACTCTTCAAGTGATCTAATGTCAGTCCATAGTCCTGCTTGGATTGGACTTAGCAAAGGGTAGGATATTTGCTTTTCGATTTTCTCAATAGAAGCATTCTTATCGCCATAAGTTAGCCATTCTTTTGTAACGCCTAGAAAATCGGCCAAAACATAGATATTTGATTGAGTTGGCAACGTCTCCGCATTAAACCATTTACTCACAGCTTTTGGCGTAATTTTCAGTATATCTGCAATAACTTTTCCCCTGCCTTTTTCTGGCAAGTTCTTTCTTTTGCACGCAATGTCTAACCGTGCGGCAAAGTCCTGTTTAATTTTTTCTTCAGTAATCATTTTTTCCACCTTGAACTATTGGTTCAATTATAAATAAAACTTGAAGTACTTTCAGTTCTGTTTTAATATGTACTCCAAGTTCATTTAAAGAGGTTGTATATGAAAAGCTTAAAACACATTATTGACTCTTTGGGTGCAGCTAAAGTAGCAGATTTATGCGGTATTTCTGTGCGTGCAGTTTACAAATGGCGCGCATCAAATTCTCTACCAAGAACTGAATATACAGGTGAGACCAGATATTCAGAGATTCTATCTCAAGCCTTGGAAAACGGTATTTCTGCGGAAGAGATTAGAAACTTTAGTAATCCCATTAAGTCAGGCTCTGCGATTATCGCATGACTGTAATTTACCAACACTAACCGAAAAGAAAACCATAAAAATAAGGCAAAAATTATGGCAATGAAACAAACCATTATAGAGATGATTGAACAGATACCAGGTGGTAAAAGTGCGGTAGCTGGCTTTCTCGGCTTTACCGAAAGCGAGTTAAATAATCGTCTTTATCAAACAAAGGGCCAACGATTCAAAAATGAAGAGTTAATCGCTATTCAGCTTGAATATGGTTGCACACAATTTATTGAAGAATTATGCCGTGCCGCTGGTGGACGTTTTATACCAGACACCTGCGCAGATGATTTAGATGCAGTAGAAATGGCAAATATTCAATTACATGAATTATCAGCTCGTGGATTGTTATTTGAAGCATTAGAAAGAGCACTTGCTGATGGTGAGATTACCAGTTGTGAAGAAGATTTGATCCGCAAGTTATTAAATAAACATTTATCTGCAACACAACATTCTATTGAATGTGTGATTTCACTTAATAAACGGCAATAAAAAACCACGGCGGCCACCGTGGTTAATTACACTCACAAGGAGTTCACAAGATGAATGAATTATTACCGATTAATGATAAAAATGCAAGTGCATTAACAATGAGCAGTCGAGAAATAACAAAACTTGTTAATTCTAGACATAGTGACGTGTGTAAAAGCATTGAAACGCTTATTTCAAAAGGTGTGATTGGGGGGTATCAGCCGAAACCGTACACCCACCCACAGAATGGTCAAATCTACTATGAGTACTTTTTGAATAAGCGCGACACTTATATTTTAGTAGCTCAGTTTTCACCGGAATTCACAGCGGCAGTGATTGACCGTTGGCAAGAGTTAGAAAACCAACAAAATCCGACCGCACGTTTACCACAGAATTATCTTCAAGCCTTAGAGCAGTTGGTGGCATCAGAGAAAGAGAAACAAGCTTTAGCATTAGAAAACAAAGCGATGAAACCTAAAGCGGACTTTGTGGATCTTTACGTTGATATTGGCACGACAAAATCATTACGCGAAACGGCAAAAATCTTAAATATGCCAGAGAAAGCGATGATTGCTGCACTAGAGCGTGATAAAGCGTTATATCGTCAATCAGGCAATCTTATTCCATATTCAGACAAGCAAAGCCGTGGTTTATTTACTGTAAAAACTGGTACAGCAGAGCACGGTCACAACTTTACACAAACTCGCGTGACATCGAAAGGTATTCAATGGATCGCACAACGTTACGCTTCGGAGTTAATGCTATGAGCAAATTTATCCCTAATTCTTTTCAGATCCCTAATGCTTTTGTAGATGAAGTGATGTTTGCCCTTTCTGGTAACGCTGTAAAAGCCTATTTGTTGGTGGCTCGTAAAACGACTGGTTGGCAGAAAGAAAGTGATTTTATTTCTATTGAACAATTCAAACAATTCACTGGCATCAACCGAGATAAAACTATCTATGAAATCCTTAAAGAGCTTGAAGAAGTTGGTTTGATTCGTACTGTTAAAACCGCTGGAAGAACGACTGAATTCTATTTAGTGAAAGACCTTCCTAACGTTGAAAATAAACCAGTGGCGAAAAGTGCCACCAGTGGCGAAAAACGCCACCAGTTACAAAAAACGCCACCAGTGGCGAAAAGTGCCACGACACCAGTGGCGGAAAACGCCACCGCTACCAGTGGCGAAAAACGCCACCCTACAAAAACAAATAATAAAACAAATATAAATAACCCCCCTATAGTCCCCCCAGATGAGCAAGTTGTGTTGGATTATTTGAACATGGCATTGGCGAATCTCGCTGAAGAACAAGGCGAACGTAAACCAACAGGCTACAAGCTCACTGACAAAACAAAACAAGCGATTGGTGCTCGATTGGCTGAATTCGATTTGAGTGTGTGTAAACGTGTGGTGGATTATCTCGTGTCAAAATGGGGCCGTGATCCGAAAATGGTTGAGTATCTCCGACCAAGTACGATTTTCCGTCCAACAAACTTCGGTGAGTATGTTGTCAGCTCAGAACGTTGGGATCACAAGGGCAGACCAGAAATGCGAGACGGTGCTTGGGTGATGGCTGATGGCACTATGTTAAAACCGAAAGGCAGTGCACCAAACCCAGCAAGCAAAAGCACCGATTGGGCAAAGGGCAGACAAATTCAAATTCGTAATCCGCAAGTAGCGGAAAAACTACGCAAAATGGGGATGTTGAAATGAACGTGGCAATTAGACAAGAAAATTGCGTTTCAGGGGTTGATTTAAATACTCATGTTTCAGAATTAGTGAATCAGTTATTCAATCGCTTGTGTGCTTACTGCAACCGTTGGCGCTATAACTACCCAACAGACGAAGCATTGGAAGAAGCGAAGTTTATTTGGATTGAAGAGTTAGTGAACCATGATGTTTTATCTGTGGATATGTTAGAGCGTGGATTAGCAAGAGTTCGTGCAGCAAGAAATGATTATTTCCCAAACCTGTTTGATTTCATCGAATGGTGCAAAATTCCGATGGATTTACCGTCAGAAGAAGAATTAGCACAGCGTTTAACAAGTTTTCAACGTTACGGCATGGCTGATGTGGATAAATTTAAATTCAATTCAACCGTGGAATATTGGTTGATCACTGATTTGTATTGCCGTTGTCGTCGATACACTTGGTCAGTAGAGCAGTTGCGCAAAGAAATTAAACAGGCTTTACGCAATATTGCTGATCGTTTAAAAAATGGTGAAGTGTTACCGGAGCCAACAAAACAATTACCATCGCAAGCTACATCAATGCCAGTTTCAAAAACACGCCAAGCAGAGATTATTGCAAGCATTAAAGGATCGTTGCGGGGGCATTAATGCAAGTATTGTTGTTGACACCATATAAACAATCAGACCTTGGTTTAATGATGTTTAGAATTCCGCGCAATGCTGCACAAGTGATGACGAAGAGAATGGTGTTAATGCCAGAGCCTACTGAATTACAACATAAGGAATCTGGTGTAGTTAATTGGCAAGGAGCTATTAGTGAAGAATTTCCACCGTTGGTGGTGGATTTCTTAAGAAATAAGGAAGTGCGGTCAAAATTACTTACAAAAAAAGCGTTGATGAATTTTGTGGACAGTATTAAGCATTGTCAGTTGAGTGATGGTGAATACTGTCATAAAGAATTAACAATTACTCCGCACTTAGACGGTTTTATTAAAACTTGTTGGCACCACGATACAGAAATGCGCAAGGGAAACTACGATGCAGAAAAAGCATCGTTGGTGGTGGAACAAAATATAGAGCAAGCAATCATTGCAAAAATCCAAGTGGATTTAAAACATGCTCGCCCTTTAACGGAATCAGATTTAGTACTGTATTGTTTTAAGAATGGACTTCAACGTTTATTAAGTGATGCGTTATTAAGAAAGGTTTTTAGTGTTAAAAATTACGAACGAGACAATAAAGAAAGCTCCACTCGTTTTGAAGATCCTCTTATTTATCACATGGACCGTTTAGATAAAGCCATTTTAAATTTAAAAGCCGATGATGATCCGCCACTTCAATATATGGCAAGACCAAAGCCACAATATATCCGTTCTGAAAAATGGTTACGTTGGGTAAAAACTCAGCCGTGTGTGTGTTGTGGTAAACAAGCAGATGATCCGCATCATTTAATTGGTCATGGTAATGGTGTGATGGGAAGTAAAGCAGATGATTTGGATTGTATTCCGCTTTGCCGAATTCATCACAATGAATTACATCAAAACGTAAAAGCATTTGAAGAAAAGTATGGTTCACAAATAGAGCTTTGGCATAAGTTCTTTTTATATGCCATCAAGATTGGCGCCTTGGTGGTAGATTGATTCAGTATTTAAGTATTCCTTAATAACTGAACTATCAACTAAAAGATGACAGTTCAAAAAGTGCGGTCTTTTTTAAAGTGAGATTTCTATGACAACGATAACACTTGAATTACCATTTCCACCTTCTGTTAATACCTATTGGCGCAGAGTAAATGGGAAAACATTAATTAGCGCGAAAGGACGCGCTTATGCAGCACAGGTCGCCTGGATGACAAGACGCTCAGCAAGATTTCCAGCTGGTATTCGTGCTGCAGTAGTGGTGGAAGCATTTATGCCGGATAGAAGAATGCGTGATTTGGATAATCTTTTTAAATCATTATTAGACGCGTTAGTGAAAGCGGGCGTGTTGGTGGACGATAGTGTTATTGATGATTTGCGAATTGTACGAAAATGTGTAGTCAAGGGTGGAAAAGTTTTAGTATCGATTAAGGAGCTAGCATGTTAGATATTGATATAATTGTGGTTGAATTTGGCTATTGGGCCACACCAAGATACGAAACAGAATTTCCACGTGTTTCAGCTGGATTTGCAGAAATGAAATGCGATGAACGTTACGCTCATAAATATCGTATTAATCCTATCTCTGATGATCTTGGTTTAAGAATTGATGGTTATCTTGGTATTATACGTAAGCTAACACCTGAGCTTTATGATGTGTTTGTGTTGACCTACATTAAGCGTTGGGAAAAACAAGAAATATTGACTTATCTACGAATTTCAAAAGCGGAATATTTCAACCGGATAAAAACCGTAAAAACATCTTTAATGCTAATGATTGTGAGTGGTGGGAGTGAATGTCTTTTTATTTGTTAAATTTCTTTAATAAAAACCGCTTGACAGTCTAGACTAAAAGTGTATCATGTTAGATATAGTGCGGTTTTTTGCACGTTACAAACGCAGAATTGATTTTTAAACCCCTGATGGTTCTCCATCGGGGGTTTTTTATTTGGTGATTATGATGGCACTTGTAAATATTCGGTTAGAAAACGATGAAGTAGATCAAGGAATATCTCGAGATCTTGATGTTGTTGGCTACCAGCTTGAAAATAGAGCAAGATGCGTTCTTCGCTTCCAAAATAAGAAAATGGACGATAATTCCAGGCAAAAGCTAAATGAGCTGTATCAAATGCTTCAGGCGGCACGCCAAATTCACTCCCCAGTTGTTCGCGATGAGTGTGTAAATAATCGATAAATTGTTCATCAATAGTTTGGATAAATGAAAGGTTTTGAGCTGTTTTGATATTTTTGAAGGAAAACTCAAGATAAGTATAAGATGTATCCCTGTTGTCCTTAAATGCCCAATAGCCACAACCTAACGTGAGGTAAGGTAAGTTCTCTTGGTTGAGGTCAATGAGCAATTTTTTTAGCATAGGTGAATATTTTGCTTCAGGTATTTCTTCTATGAGTTCTGGGTGTTGAATTAAGTCGAAACCTCCGACACAGGGAGATGATGTATCGCTTGTTGAGTCTCCTTCTCCTGATTGGTACGGGAAGTTATAGTAACCATCATTTAATTTATCAATTTCAATCATGTTTAACCTCTGCTGATTTAGTTGTGGAAAATTAATTTTAGCAGAATTCACGCCCGCCGTAATTGGTGGGCTTTTTTATTGCCGTAAAACACGGCGGAGAAAACAATGCCGATGAAAGAGCCTGATGTGTGGGCAATGATTATTGCCTGGCTACAATTAAATTTTGGTAACGGGACAATCCATAGTGCCGGTGCCGCAATTTTTATGTCGCTTTTAAGAATGGGATTTATGCGGAAGAAACCTGCATTTCGCTACGTATTTATTGACGCAATGATTTGTGCGTCTATCGCTGGGGTTACAGTGCCGATATGTACGCACCTTGTAGGTCATGCGGAATTTTCCGGCTTTCTCGGTACGATGATTGGCTTTATCGGCACTGAGAAGATCCGTGAATTTTTATTTAAATTTATCAATCACCGAGTAAATGACGGTGATATTAGTTATAGACGCAGCAATGGAAGTAAATTCGATGATGATAATTTCAGAGAGTAAATTTAATCAGGTTTTCCCACGTGCAAAAAAAGGTATTTATGCGGCGATTGAAAAGCAAATCGAAAAAGCCGGCTGTGTAACTAAAATCCAACAAGCGATGTTTTTAGCTCAGTGCGGTCATGAGAGCGTAGGATTTTCAGTTTTTACCGAAAATCTAAACTACTCCGACTATGCGCTAACTCAATACTTCCGTAAGTATTTTGACGCACTAACCGCTAAAAAGTACGCTCGTAAGCCGGAGCAAATCGCCAATCGAGTGTATGCCAACAGAATGGGTAACGGCGATGAAGAAAGTGGCGATGGTTGGCGTTATCGTGGTCGCGGCATTATCCAAATCACCGGCAAGAAAAACTATATCGCTTTTCGCAATTGGTTGGGGCGTGATTTTGCATTACACGAGCTGGCGGAAGATTTGGATTTGGCTGTGTCAGCGGCGGTGTGGTACTGGCAAGCAAACGAATTGGCAAGCCTAGCAAGTGTTGAAAAGGTTACTGTCCGAATCAATGGCGGAACAAACGGACTTGCTGACCGAGTGGCGTTATATCGAAAATTAATGGCGTAATTATGATTGGATTAAATAAGATATTAACAGCTGCAATTTTGGGCTTGTGCGGTTGGATTTGGTATCAAAGCGACATTATCTCTGACATTCGTGCCGAAAACCAAGCACAAGCCCAAACCATTAAAAGCCAAGAGCAAGTCAATCAATCGCTAAAAGATACGATTGAAGTAGAACGCCAAGCGGTGGAACAGCAGAGAGCTATTAACGATGAAATCAAACAAGCAACACAAGACAAAGTACAAGTTGTCAGAAAGATTATTAAATCACAGCCTTGTTATAACACTCGCATCTATGACGATGCTATTGAGCGGTTGCACTAATAAGGTAACAACAAAGACGGAATACATTTATCCGCCTCAAGCTTTCTTAATGCCTTGTGTTAAAACTCCATTCATGGGTAGCACATACGGTGAAGCAGTAGAGCATCTAATCACTGTGATAGCTGAGCGAGATATGTGCGCTAGTCAAATTACAAACATCAACAAGTGGATTAATCAAACTAAGGCCGCCAAATAAAGTGCGGTCTTTTTTTATCAACAAAAACAACAGGAGCACAAAATGCTAACAATCAAAATCATCCAAGATGGTGTAACGTCAATCACTGAGAGCAACAGCTTTGCATTTTACGATGAGACCTCTCGTGAGTACAAAGAGATGCTTAGGCTGGCTGATAAGCTAAAAGACAAACCGACCGCACTTAACGGCATCTACTACACTCAGCCAATGTACGGAGACCAAGAGTGTAAAGAGGTTATCCGTGAGGAGTCAATCTACTGCTCAGCTCGAAATAATCCAACAGATAAAATCATTGGTGTGATGATGGATTTTATACCAGATGACGAGTACGGCAATCAAGGCATTGAGAAAGAGATTGCATACAGCTTAATTGGTACTGGAGATCATATCTACGTTACCAATGAGCAAGGCAAGACAGTATTTAATATTTAAATCTTCAATAAAGGCGGCTGACAACAGTCGCTTTTGTTTTATATACGCTACATATCTCAGCTATGCCCTAAGGGAAACATCAAGTCATTTGGGGTTATATCTAAGCTATGTGATGTTAAAACGAACACATCAATGAGAATTGCATAGATAAATTCGAATTAAAAAGGTACTCCTGAGGGGGTACCCATTTCCACGGGGTTTCGGGCGCGCGGTTTTCGACAGTTTTTTGACATCTTAGGCATCATCATCTTTTTCCTTTTTTGGGCATTTTAACGGTCTCGGCTATGGATAATTTATACGACTTAAAACTCAATATAAATCAGATCGCCGAACTGGTCGGAATGCATCGGCAAACCGTGTCACAAAGGCTTGCAGGACTAACGCCAGCTATTGGCAGTAATTCCAAATTAAAGCTCTATGCACTATCTGATTTAATCAAAATCGGGCTTGCCGAAAAAATGACGGCAGATGTTGATAGCTTGTCACCTGTTGAGAGACGGGCATTTTGGCAGGCGGAAAATGAAAGACTTAAATATGAGCGAGACACAGGGGAATTAGTACTGGCGTTTGAAGTTGCTCAAGAGATGAGCTTTTTAGCAAAATCAGTAGTGCAGCCACTTGATACATTGCCAGATATTTTAGAGCGTGATTGTGGATTAAATCCATCGCAATTAATCCGTGTAATGCAGGTAATTGATGATATTAAATTGCAAATGTCATCGCGCATACAGGCTGGCGATAATAAATCAGAGGAGTAGCCATGTTTGCATCAGCTAAAGATATTAGGCGAGATATTGCAAATCTACTTAAACCGCCTCGCCGAATGAAAGTATCGGAAGCCGTAGCGGAATATATGCGTGTGCCAGTTGGTGGGGGGAACTCTGTTAAATGGGATAAAGATACTGCTGCATATATGTTAGATCCGATGGACTGCCTAAACTCTCGTGAGTATGACGCAGTAATTTTTGTTGGGCCAGCTCGTACAGGTAAAACAATCGGATTGATTGATGGCTGGATTACTTATGCGATTATTTGCGATCCGTCTGATTTCCTCTTGGTGCAACTTACACAAGAGAAAGCCAGTGAGCATAGTCGTAAACGTTTAGACCGCACTTTTAGATGCTCGCCTGAGATTGCAAAAAGATTAAGCCCGCGTAAAAACGATAACAATGTCCACGATAAATATTTTAGGGCAGGTAATTTATTAAAGATTGGTTGGCCGTCAATCAACGTATTGTCATCATCAGATTACAAATACGTTGCGTTAACAGATTACGACCGATGGCCCGATGATGTGGACGGCGAGGGGGATGGATTTAGTTTAGCATCCAAACGGACGACTACATTTATGAGTGCCGGTATGACACTTGTAGAGAGTTCGCCAGGCAAGGATATTGTTGATATAAAACATCATCCAAAAACTACTCACGAGGCACCGCCAACAACTGGAATTTTATCTTTATATAATCGCGGCGATAGACGCAGATTTTATTGGCAATGTCCACATTGCAAAGAATGGTTTGAGCCATCAATGGCAAATATGGTGGGGTATCGAGATGATACCGACTATGTTAAGGCAAGCGAAAACGCTCGTTTACAATGCCCGCATTGTCAATCTCTCGTAGATCCTGACAAGAAACGCGCATTAAACATTGGCGGCAAGTGGTTAAAAGAGGGCCAAACGATAGATAAAGACGGTGTAATCCATGGCGAGGGAAGAAACTCTCGTATTGCATCATTTTGGCTGGAAGGCCCTGCAGCCGCTTACCAAACATGGGCTCAATTAACTTATAAATTGCTCACTGCCGAACATGAATTTGAAATGACAGGCAGTGAAGAAACGCTAAAGGCAGTAACAAATACAGACTGGGGATTGCCTTATTTACCACGCTCCGCACTTGAGCAACGCCGAAGTGATGAGTTGATGGAGCGGCGAGAAGATACAGAAAAAAGAACGGTACCTTATGGGTGCCGTTTTTTATTGGCTGCGGTTGACGTACAGGGTGGGCGGAATCGCCGTTTTGTCGTCCAAATTGTGGGCTATGGTGAAAACAGCGAACGGTGGCTCATTGATAGATACAACATTAAATCATCAATGCGGAGCAATTCAGAGGGGGAAAGCCTACCAATTGATCCGTCCGCCTACCCTGAGGACTGGGATTTACTCATTAGTGATGTGCTTAATAAGCAATATCGCATTGAGGGGTTAGACGGTGGGTTTATGCCAATCCTTGCAATGGCTGTGGATAGCGGCGGTGAGGACGGTGTAACAGATAACGCCTATAAGTTTTGGCGTAGATGTAAGCGTGATGGCATATCAAAACGAGTGTATCTCGTTAAAGGTGATAGTACCAAACGACAGAAACTGATTTCTCGCACCTATCCTGATAATACCTCACGGTCAGATCGTCATGCTAAAGCACGCGGTGATGTACCGTTGTATTTACTCCAAACAGATCAATTCAAAGATCGCATTAGTAATGCACTGAGTCGAGAGACTGTTGGTGCCAATTACATTCACTTCCCATCATGGTTAGGCGAATGGTTTTTTGATGAGCTGACTTATGAGGAGCGCGGACAAGACGGCAAATGGCGTAAACCAGGTAAGGGCAACAATGAGGCGTTTGACTTATTTTGCTATACCCATGCGATCGCTATTTTGCGTGGTTATGAACGTATTAAGTGGGGCGATGAGGACAATGTCCCATACTGGGCAAAACTACCTGGATTAAATCCTGATGTAATCCGAAAAGAGATAACTGCACCGGAAGAAGAAACAGAAAGTGCGGTAGAAATTGAACAAGTAAAACCGCAACCGAAACCCAAAACAAAAAGTAATTGGTTAAACGGTGGCGTAAGCAAGAAAAAAGGTGGGTGGCTGTGATTTACGATAAAGAAGAGCTTGAAGAAAAAATCCGAACGCTTGATGAAAAAATCGAAAACGCCCAAAGCCAAGTTAGCTTTAATGGGCGATCGGTATCTTACCAAGTGTCCGAATGGACAAAACAACGTGACCGCTATCAACAAATGCTTAATGAGTTATTAGCGGAAACAAGACAGCGCGTTAAACGCCACAGAATCAAATATGCGAGATTTTAAATAATGGGAATATTAGATAAAGCGATTGCCGCGATCTCGCCTAAATGGGGCGCACAACGAGCAAAAAGCCGTTATGTGATGAACGCATACGAGGCGGCAATGCCAAGCCGTACACATAAAGCGAAACGCGAAAGCCAAGGCGCTAACGTATCGACCAAACAAAGTGCGGTTAGTTTGCGAGAGCAAGCGCGGGCATTAGACCAAAATCACGATATTGTGATCGGCATCTTGGATAAGATGGAGGAGCGGGTTATTGGCTCAAGGGGTATCCATATTGAACCACAGCCGCTAAATTTAAATGGCGATGTTGACGAGGTGCTGGCAGAGCAAATCCGAAAAAAATGGGCGGAATGGTCTGTTAGACCTGAGGTTACTGGACAATTTACTCGGCCAGAATTAGAGCGAATGCTTTTGCGCACTTGGTTACGAGATGGTGAGGTATTTATCCAACTTGTGCGCGGATCTGTGGTGGGACTTAATCATAGTACTGACATTGCATTTAGCCTTGAGGCATTGGAGCCTGATTTTGTGCCTATGTGGCAATCTGATACAGCTAATGTAATCCAAGGTATAGAGATTAATGCCTGGCGTCGTCCTGTGTCTTATCGGGTTTACATGGATAACCCGCAAGAAAATAACCGCACTTATGGGCGAGTTAAAATGGTGCCCGCGGAAAATATGCTGCACCTTGCGTTTAAAAAACGCCTACACCAATTACGTGGTGTGTCGATGTTGCACGGTGTTATTGTCCGCCTATCAGATCTTAAAGATTACGAAGAGAGCGAGCGTGTGGCCGCACGAATTGCCGCCGCCTTTACGATGTATATCCGAAAAGGTGATGCTGCGATCTATGGGGACAACGAGGATTACAGCACAGATAGCCCAGAGCGTGACTTTGAGATAGCGCCTGGTGCAATTATTGATGATTTAAAGCCAGGTGAAGATATTGGTCTAATCAACTCTAATCGACCAAATGTCAATCTCGAACCCTTTAGGAATGGACAATTAAGAGCAACCGCAGCGGGTACTCGCTCCAGTTACTCAAGCATTGCCCGTGACTATAACGGTACTTACTCAAGCCAGCGGCAAGAGTTGGTGGAGAGCTTTGAGGGTTACTCCGTTTTACAAGATACCTTTGTTGCGCATATCTCCCGTCCAATCTACCGCGAATGGCTAAAAATGGCGATTGTCAGCGGTGAAATTAAGGTGCCAGTCGATATTGATCCAGCATCACTTTATAACGCTGTTTATAGCGGACCTGTGATGCCATGGATTGATCCGACAAAAGAGGCGCAAGCGTGGAAAGAGCGGATCAAAGGTGGATTGGCAACGGAAAGCCAAGCAGTACGCGCAAGCGGTAGCAATCCGGCAGAAGTTAAACGCAGACGTAAAGTTGAGGTGGACGAAAACCGAGAATTAGGGCTGAAGTTTGACACGGATTTAACTAACACAGGTACGACAAATGAAAAAACAAAAGATGATTCTGTCGCCAATGGCAATGGCAGCGAACGTGACAAAGACGAATAACCAGTCTTGGTACTCAATCAAAGCCAAAGCCAACGATACGGCAGAGATCTCGATTTACGATGAGATCGGATTTTTGGGTGTGTCTGCTGCGAGCTTTGCGCAGGACTTAAAAGACTGCGGCAATAACTTAAAACAGATTAACTTACATATCCATTCCCCAGGCGGTGATGTTTTTGACGGAATCGCTATTTACAACTTGCTAAAAAATCATCCAGCCAATGTAACAGTTTACATTGACGGTTTGGCGGCAAGTATGGCGAGCGTTATTGCAATGGCAGGAAATGAAGTAATCATGCCAGAAAATGCAATGATGATGATCCACAAGCCTTGGGGTATCCAAGGTGGCGATGCTGAGGATATGCGCAAGTATGCCGACTTATTAGACAAAGTCGAAAATACGCTAATCCCAGCTTACGCAAACAAAACCGGGAAAACACCGGAAGAATTAGCAGAAATGCTATCGGCGGAAACTTGGCTCAACGGTAAAGAATGCGTTGAACAAGGCTTTGCCGACAAACTAGCCGAACCACTTGTGGCGATGGCGTCTATTAAATCACGAAAATTAGAGGACTTTGAAAAAATGCCTAACGAAATTAAAAATATGTTGTTTAAGCCACAAGGCAACGCTGGCGCATCTGCACAACAAGCAACACAAACTGAACAATCAGCGCCAGTAAATCAAACTCAAACTATGACAGTAGATAATACTGCACAAGTGCAAGCTGAATTAAATAAACGCAATGCGGATATTAAAGCGGTATTCGCACCGTTTGGCTCAGCTCACGACTCTTTGTTGGTTGAGTGCTTGGGTGATTTATCAATTACCGCAGAGCAAGCCAAAGACAAATTATTAGCAAAACTTGGTGCAAATACAACGCCAAGCGCAGCAGTAACACCTTATGCCGATAACGGTAACATCGTTGGTGATAGCGTAAAACAATCCTTATTGGCTCGTGCAGGCATCGACAAAGATAAAGTAAATGCCAAAGACAATGCTTACAACTCAATGACCTTGCGTGAACTTGCTCGTGCATCATTGGTTGACCGCGGTATTAGTGTATCGGGTCAAAATGCAATGAGCATGGTTGGTTTGGCATTTACCCACTCAAGCTCTGACTTTGGTCAAATCTTAATTGATGTGGCGCACAAATCCTTGCTTAAAGGTTGGGAAACCGCAGCGGAAAACTTTGATCAGTTTACCTCTCGCGGCACATTAACCGACTTCCGCGCGGCTAAACGTGTTGGCTTGGGTGATTTTGGCTACTTACCGCAAGTCGGTGAGGGTGAGGAATACACCTACGGCACAATCGGCGATGAAGGCGCTAGCGTTGCATTAGCGACTTATGGGCAATTATTTAGCATTACTCGTCAAGCAATCATCAATGACGATATGCACTTACTCACAAAAATCCCCGAAAAAATGGGGCAAGCGGCACGTGCAACCATCGCTAAATTAGTGTTTGCGTTATTAACTGGTAACGCTAAAGCACAAGACGGCAAAGCATTATTTGATGCATCTCACAAAAATACAATCACTAATGCAGTGTTAGACCTTGCCAACATCGACAAGGGTATCCAGTTAATGAATGGCTTTGTTAATGCGCGCGGTGAGCCGTTAGCGATTGAGCCTGAATTTATGCTGTTACCTACATCAATGTACACACGCGGCTTACAGTTAATCAAATCCGCAAGTGTTGAGGGTGCAGACGCTAACTCTGGTATTATCAATCCATTACGCGACATTGTAACTCCAGTCAAATCCGCTCGCTTACAGGCAGCAGATGAAAAATCTTGGTACTTAATCAACAAAGAGGCTATTGAGGTATCCTATCTTGACGGCATCGACACTCCATACATGGAGCAACAACAAGGCTTTACCGTTGATGGTGTATCTACCAAGGTGCGCATTGATGCAGGTGTTAACGTGATTGACTACCGAGGCATTGTAAAAGTTACCAATAAGTAACTTAAAACACCCTAAATAACGACCGCACTTTTAAACAAGGTGCGGTTTTTTATTAAATGAATCAAAGGATTAATAAAATATGTCTAAAAATTACGTACAAGACGGAAGCACCGTGCGCTTTACCGCTGCCGCTAATGTAAAAAGTGGCGATGTGGTGATTTTGGAAAATCTTGCTGCAATCGCTGTATCTGATGTTGCTCAAGGTGGCGTTGGTGTTGGCTTAACTACTGGCGTTTTCACGGTTAAAGCAAAAGCGGCCGATGATATCAAACAAGGTGCGATTGTTTACTGGTCGGCAACCGAAGGTGCAACGATTACTGCTGGTAGCAACAAACGCTTAGGCGTTGCATGGCGTGCAAGCGGTGCATCTGTGGACACTGTAGATGTCAAGATCAACGCTTAGTCCATTTGATGACGCACTTGCACAGGCGGACAAAGTCATATCAGATGTGATGATGTCCGTCTATGTCATCAATGGTAAAAAATACAAAGCGGTGCTTGATGAGACGCCGAAGGTGATGGGTGGAAATTATAGCGATGATTACTTAATTAATGGTACGACTCGAACGCTAACACTTTTCAGGGCGTCCGGCTATAAGCCTAAACTTGGCGATGTTATCACAACAACAACCACGGAATATGTTGTGCGTGGTTTTAGTTTTGAAGATGGCAAGATCGTGTTGCAGTTGGAGTAATGATGAAATCAAGCGTTGATGGGATTGAGCAATTAAGCGCAAATTTTGGCAAAGCCAAGCGGGACACGCCAAAAGCTGCGGTTAGCGCAATAAATACTGTTGCAAGACGAGCAATGCAAAACGGGACAAGGAAAGTAGCAAAAGAGCTTAGCATACAGCAAAAAATTGTACGTAAGCGCGCAAGATTGCGACGCCGAGCGACTAGCGAACGCCCGGAAGCTGAAATCTTAGTTGATCGCCGGAAACTTCCGTTAATTAACCTGCTGAAAGCCGGAGGGGATAAATTATACGAAGGTAACGGCGCAATCCTTGTCGGTCCTTATGGTGTAGAGCGCGGATTTAAGCAAAAACTTAAAAACGGGCGAACACACATCATGCAGCGTAAAGGTCAGGCACGTTATCCGATTGATGTTGTAAAAATCCCACTCGCTGCTCCACTTACAAACGCGTTTAGAGCCGAGCTTAAAGACTATGGCAGTCAAATTAAGGTCGAGATAGCTAAAAAGCTCACAAGCGCTTTTAAAAAATAGGCTATTACTATGCTAATACACAAAAAAATCAGACAAAAACTAACCTCACTTTTGAAAGAGTCACAAATTGGCGTGAATGAGGTTTACTCAGGCAGGCCGTTATTTATTGACATCGATCAAGAGCAGTCGGCAGTTGCTGTTTTTATTGATGCAATCCAAGCGGATCCGGTTGATTTGTGTCATTACGAGTATATAGCCGATCTCAACATTGCAACTTACTTAAAAACGGCTATTGGCGAAGATGCGCTGGACGAAATCGCCGAAAAAATCAAAAAAAGGTTGGAAAGTGCGGTAGACAACGGAGATTTACCGGAAGAGATTACCGAAATCACGTTAAGCGGTTATGAGTATGAACAAGATACGACTAACCGCACTTGGTTTGTATCCAACCTTAAATATCAAATTAAATACGAGGACTAAATATGCCAACACAAACAACCTCTTTTCAGGGGACTAAATTTTATTTGGGCGTGGGCTTAAATGAGGGCAAAGCAGTTACCGCAGCAACCGTAAAACCGAATGCAACAATTACTGCAACCGGCCATGGTGCAAAAACTGGTGACTTTGTGAAGATTACTGGTCTCGGTGCATTAGATGGTTTCTATCCTGTTAAATCTATTGCAACAGATAAAATCACTCTCGCCGATGAGGTCGATTGGAGCGGTCAAGATGCACCAACGGATTTTTCATCAGCAAAAGTGGCGGTCGTCAAATGGTCATCTAATTTCTGCGCTATTAAGCAAATTGAGGGTGATGGAGACACTCTTGGAGAGGAGGATATTACAACAATGTGCTCCGAGGGGACAGAGACTGAGGCTGGAGAAATTGAGTATGGTTCAATCAAACTGACTTTCTTCTACGCTCCGGCAACACCAATGCAACAAGATTTGCGTAAGAAATTCTACGCCAAAGAAACTTTCCCTTGGATGATGGTGATGAAAAATAATCAAGGCTCGCTTTACGGTACCGGGTTTATTCAAACTTCACCAAATTTCAGCGGTGAGGTTAAAGGTAAATTTGATTCCGGTGTAACCATTAAAAAAGCGAAACGCGATTACTTATTACCTGTAAACGCTTAATCCATACGACCGCACTTTAAAAGTGCGGTCTTTTTCCATCAATCTAAAGGATTTTAAAAATGAGCTTGCGTGAAGAATTATTAAAAAACAAACCTAAAGTACACCCGTTTAACTACAACGGCGTAACATATTTTTTCCGAGAATTTAATGTTGGCGAAATGAATCAAGCATTATATGGCCAACACAATGAGTTGTTGAAACTTGCTGAAAAGCAAGGGATTGAGCTCAACTATGACGACGAAGAAGAACTAACAAAACAGCTCACCAAGGTACATGACCCTGATCGATTATCCCGTGTGCTGGCTATTCGTTTGTGTGATGCGGATGGAAAAAACTTATTTGACCCTAACAACCAAGACGACTTAGCGGCTTTACGCTCCCTGGATAAAGGATTGTATGAGGCGTTAAATATCGCGGTGATGGATTTACTCCCAAAAAACTTAGCGACCGACGAAAGCTCCAAATAAACTTATCGCTTTCGTTGGGGAAAACGCTGGAAGAAATAGAGCAAATGCCGGAAAGCCACTTTAGGGAATATCAGTTATTTTACCAAGAGCAGCCATTCGGCATTTGGCGCGAAGATTACAGGACTGCCCAAATATTGCACTTGCTCGCAATGATAAACCGAGATCCAAAAGGGAAAGAGCCTGAATTGTCAGATTTTATGCCGTTTTTTAGAGATCAAACGAATAAAAATGACGATGACGACGGTTCGGCGGCTTATTTAGCAAATCGATAACCGACTAGAAATAGTCGGTTTTTTATTACCTGTAAGATAGCGATGTACACGCGACAAGCGGTGTTTCCTTTCTCCACTCACTGCTTCTTACAGGCTCTCTTTGGTGGAGAAACTGGGGAAATTATGAAATCCATTCAAGCAAAATTTTTAGGCTTAGATATTACCGTTATCAACCACGAAGATAAGCCTTACGTACCGATGAAACAAATAGCTGAAAATATCGGTTTAGTCTGGCACGCACAATTTGAACGTTTACAGCGTAATGAGATATTGTCGCAAGGTGTTCGTATTATAAGAATGCCTTCAAATGGGGGAGAGCAAGAAGCGGTTTGTCTTCCTCTTCATTATTTAAATGGCTGGCTTTTTGGTGTAAAGCCTTCAAAAGTTAAACCTGAAATTAAAGCGAAACTGATCGAATACCAAAAAGAATGTTACGAAGTGTTATGGGATTATTGGACGCTCGGCGTAGCAAAATGGAAAGATATTCGCCAGCAACGTGAAATACTGGAAGAAAATGAAGCAGAATCCCAAAAGCGTGGTAGTGAGGCAGGGCGAGCTTACAGCGTAGAAAGGTAGAGAAACACAATTATAATGAAGGCATGCAACGCTTAAATAAAATGGAGCAACTTAATTTCGTATTTTAATTTGACAGCCCTATAATTGGATAGTACCTTAGAACGTGAAAGCTTTGGTTTGTTGCAAAAGATCTTTGCGACACCTTGGGCATTAAAAACTCAAGTCAAGCCTTGATTTGTCTCTTTATGTGATAAAAAAGGCAGCGTCCGTCATAATAGGTGTAATGCTACCATAAATAGGTAAGATTTGACCGCGCTTTTTTATAGTTTGCCTAAAATGCATTTTTGTTTTATTATTCCCGCAAATATAATTACTTTTCCTATAACGCAGAATGAAGAAACTTAGAAACTTTGTGAAAAAAACGGTTGCAACAACATTGCTTACCGGGCTTTTGGGTTCAGGTTCGGCAACGGCAAATGCTCCATGGCAGTCTGTTCAGGATGATGCAGGTTGCGTTCACCAGTTAGTAAAAAGTGATGCGAAAGCTGATGATGTGTTTGTTGCACTGGTAAAACTTTCGCATTCTGTGGAAAAAACGACAGGTGCATTAAAAGCAGTTAAATTTAAACTTAAAGATAGTAAATTTAATACATTATTAATGTTACGCCAGTTATTGGATTTCACTTCATCTTTACTGATTAGTAAATATGAGCAAGAGATCTTCTTTAAATATCGCACACAGTATCGCGCTTATTCTAATGCCGTGGCACAGTTAGATTTAGCTATTTTCAAAATTCGTGAACGTAGAGGTTTGGTAAAGGTAGCACAATTTGCTGATCTAAATTTAACTCAAGCTGAATATGATGATATTTCTGAAGCGGCTAAACTAAGAAGCGAATATTACAATGCGAATCACGCTTAATGCTGATTTAGTTCATTTCCCACATATTAACAAAATTGCGCAAGGTTTAGCAATTTTTGAAATGTCAGGGCAACAAGTTTATCCTGAATTTCTTGGGCATTATGGTGATTTGAATAATTCATCTGCCGCACGCGATAGCCAATTACGTAAACTACACATTGCATTGTCTAAAACCGATTTTGAATTGCGTACATGGCAAAATTGCCGTGGGTTTAACCG